TAATTCTTGATCACTACCATCTGGAAGTGTTAATGTGTTTGTAGCACCCGCGGAGTGAGGCTGTGCTTGTAATTTTTGTGCGTGAGCATTACTTGACTCACAATAAAGTTTTAATTGAGCTCTAGAACCACTGTTGGTTTTTAGGTCAATAACTCCACCTTCAACAGTTAAATCGTCTCCTACAGTTATATCACCGGAAACATCTACATTACCATTGATGTCTATTGTAGTTGCAACTATTTGAATTTCTGTATCTGCAAATAAATCTAATTGACCGTCTGCAGAAGAATTAATACCTAAAGCTGAATCTCTGAAAAGTAATTTGTTTGTGCTGTTTAAGGTAAGACCTGTTCCGTCTGTATGTGTTAGAGTTGTATCTGAGTCAGCACCAAATTTTAAAACTGATGAGTCAGATCCTAGAATTAAATCATTGGGTAATGTTACATCAGAGCTAGCGTCTTCATGCACTGCTTTGCTAGCAGGCATTGTACAAAATACATCTTTTGTTCCTGCACTAAAATTAACAGCACTATCACTATTAGAACTAGAGATAACTGTAGTTCTAGCAAGGGTGTCCGGGGAAGCGTCTGTTATAGTACCTAAACCAATTTCAAATTCTGCTGAACTTCTATGAACAATAGCATAATAGGTAGTATTACTATTTCCTATTCCTGCTACAAATGTTTCGAAATTAGTTTGAGCACCACCTAAATTAACCGTACCTGTGCCGGTTGTAGTGGTAGTCTCTTTAACTCTGTCGTTTAAAACTAAAGCCATGATTTATTATGCTATTCTTAGTATAGCTGTTGAAGCACCTGCTGCAGGAAATTGAATTGTAAAATCTCCGTTAGTAGCAGTTTTGGTTCCCCCAAAGTCTAACACAACAACAAGTTTATCACTATTAGTATCATTATAAATAATTGCGCCAACTGCTGATAAAGTTACAGATGAAAAAACTTCGTCTGCAAAATCAACAAAGGCCGTATTACTTGCAACAGCAACAGCTTGACTATCTAAGGCATTTCCACCAGCAGTATAACTTGTACCTGAAGAAGAAACTTCATTAGAGGTAGTGTATGCAGTGCTTGATGTAGAAAAACCAGAGATGTCTGTGTATAAAGCTATTTTAAAACTATTGCCACCATTAGCAAAATTGTGTGTGCCAGATAAGAGTTCTGATTTGAATGCATCTGGTATTATATTAGCCATTTATAGTCTCCTTTTATTTTATTTTCGGTTGTGGTGATTGTATATCTAAACGAATTGCACCACTTGTGTATTCGTCTCTGCGTCTTCGACCTTGTTGTTCTGCCGCAAACGTTTGAAGTCCTTCTTGATAAGCACTCTCATACAGTTGTAGCATATTATCCGGTCCTTTCAAGTACTTTAGAGTTTCCACCATACATCCATTAATAAGTAAATCTTGAAAATTGTTTGATACATAAGTTGTGGTAGAATCAGAAGTAGTGATAGTACTAGGTTGTTTTATATAGGCTAAAGTTACAACATAAGCTGCATCCGGAGTTGGAGCTACTACCCAATTATCAGAATCCCAATTAGCATAGTATTTAGGAGTACCATAATCACTAGCGTTATCTGGATCAGGAAAATACTCAGCTAAAAAAGAAGAATCAACTTGTTCTAAAAAAAACTGATCTGAGGTTGTGGGATTTGTTAATTGAACATATCTAATAATTCTAGTGTCATTCGGAACAGTAACATATCTATTACCTGTGGTTAAATCCGAAGTAGCATAAAATTTTGTGTCATCAGAATCTACTGATCTAAATATTCTATTTTCTACATTTTTAATTATTACGTTTAAAACAGTATCTGTTAAAACATTACTATCTGTTTCAGAATAATTTCTAATGTTTGTTCTTAATGTACTAAGATTCATTGTCATGCTGTGATTGTTGCGGGTCCTGCTGATGCATTCTCGCCTCCTCCTTTGATATTTCCAGTTGTTGCTGTATTTGTATCAACACTAAAAGTATAACTATCATCATCTACTTTAGTAATAGAATATCCAACAGCTTTATTAATATTGCTTGATAAAATTCCATCAAAGCCTAAAGCATTTCTAAATCTAACTGTATCACTAGTAGCTCTTCCATGATTAATTTCTGTAACAGTTATAGTTGAAGAACTTGCACTTCCTGTTTCAAATGAATTAACATTTAATAAAACAGGAACAGGATTTTCTGTTCTATCAGGTCTTGCATTTAATAATCCTTGAGGATCTGCTGCATGAGTTCGTGGTTCTAATTGAGGTTGTTTTGATTCATATTCTGATTTATGAACTAAAGCACCATTCCATTCTCTCAACATTTCTCTATAGGGAAAAGCCATTCCACTTCTATCGGATATAGCTTTAGAATATTTACCTTTTGCAAAATTACCCATAATTAACTATTAGGATAATAATTCTTAGGACTAATGTAAACACTAGTGGAAGAACTATCCTCTGTTAAAGCTCTTTGTAACTCATCTTCATATAACATTTTTAAAGATTCAATTCTATCAGGAGCTATCTTTAAACTTAAATAATACGCAAGACCTGAAATCATACATGGTATAAAACGAAAAACTACATCAGCTTCGTTTGTGTAAGCACTACCTACATCTTGTATTCTTTTTAAATAATAAAATTCTAATAAATGACTAGATCCAGAAAAAGTACTACTTGGTGTTTGATATAAAAAAATACTAGGAGAAGTAGTTCTATCTACATAATATTGACTAGGCGTGCCCTTAGATAATTTAGTTGCTAAAGCAGCATAAGTTGATCTATCGATCTTACTTAAAGAAGTATCTACAGGAGCTGTGGTTGTAGAATTATTTCTAACATAAGCTTCTAATATTTCATTAATACCTGTAGGAAAATTAGTGCTATCTGTGGTTGCATTATATTCAGCTTGTCCTTCTACTAAAGGAACTGAAGCTAAATCTACTTTCCATAAATGAAGTCCTCTATTACCCCATTCTTGAAACATAATATTTAAAGAACGTCTTGCACTTTTTAAACCGTAACCAGTTCTTAAAGACATACCACATCTTTCGTATGCTTCTTGAATTATTTCGTCTATATCAAGATCAAAAGCTGTTGTACCGGATGTAGCCATTGTAAACTTTTAAGCTCCTGTAATAGTTAAAGTAACGCTTCCGTCTGTTCCACTTGATTGAGTAAGTGTAGCAATAAGTCCGTCTTTAAATAGAATACCTGAACCGGGAATATAAACTTCTAATCCTTCAGTTTCATATCTATAAATAGCTTTTAAATTATCGCTGTCTGCTTCACCTGCAGTAGCTGCATCATGTAAAGATAAAACAGAGCCTGCTTCACCTCTACCTTGAATAGATGTGACTCTAGTTCTACCTACTTTTAACGCAGAAGCTGCACCTGTAGTTTTATTAAGGGTCGTTTGATCACTTGAAAATGAACTTCCACCTGACATATGTTATCTCCTTTTAAATTTGTGTGTGGGCCGAAGCCCACACTTAATTAATTATTATGCGTCTGCAAACGGTGTTACTATTGTTCCTGATCCAATTAGTAAAGAACTATGAACCAAGTATGTAGCAGTATCAATTGCTGTGAAAGATACAATACTACCTGCGATTCCACCTTTTGTAGAACCATTCATAGTAATAACATCATTTGATGCTCCGGGTACAAAAGCTTTTTTCGCACCATCATCAACACCAATTAAGATCGCACCCTTAAATTTATCAGTGCCATCTGTTAAGATGTCCATGTCAGTTGCAGCAGTTTCAACAAAAAAGTTAAAAGTTGCTCCTATGTTATTTAAGTTACCAAAATCTGTATCACCAGCAGTTCCTGCATTACTATTTACATTGATACTTGGTAAAGTAAATTTACCGTCTGCATCATTGCATAGTAAAATTTTACCAGCATGTGTTGCTACTGTTAAAGTTGTGTCAGCCGTTAAGCTCACACTCATACCAGGACCAAAGTTTTGAAAGCCATTCTTTGAAATGACTGGGCCTGAAAATGTTGTTTTTGCCATTTTTTACCTCCGTAGTAAAATACATACAGTCTCTACGTGCGTCTGCTAGGTCAGTCTGTATGTTGTTTTATATTCCTAGAAGGTTAAATATAAACGTTTTTATGTAGAAGTCTATTTAAAAAATAAATGACTCTCATAGTCTTGATGTCTCCATCTTATTTTAGCTAAAATTCTTTTGATTCTCTCTTCAATAGATTTCATCTCAAGAGTTTCCTTACCAGAATTAAGATAATTGGAGTTCCACTGAGATTCGAGTTTTATTTTCTCAGCGATTAAAGACTGTGATAATGCGGCCATAATATATCTCCTTGTCAATATTATTCGCTTTTATTTTGTACATTAATTTCCCATAAAGTCAAGGAACTTTTACATAAAAAAAGGGGCGTAGTCAAAGACATACGCCCCTTTTTAATTAATTATAACGGTTAAATATTATGCACCGGGTGAACCGTAGATACCTCTAAAGTCTGAGAATCCAAATGAATATCTCTCTCTAGCTTTATATCTTACGTTTCCTGTATCAAAGTCACCTTCCATTGTAGTTTTGATAGGTGATCTTTCAAAGTACTTAAGACCATTTGGTACGTCAGTTGTAATGAAGAAAGCATCTGTATCAGTTAAGAAATTATTAACCACATAACCTTGTGGAATCATTCCCATTGATGCGATTGCATTTACATCATTATCTGCTGTGCCAACTCTGTTAGCAGACTTCATAAGTCTTTCAGCGGTGAACTGTAGCTGTGAAGGAATAATCATTTTTACTCCTCTTGCTGCTATTTTTAATCCACGCTCGTCTTTGAAACTTGCAATGTCGATCATTGCTTGCTCTAAAGATGTTTCTGAAAGATCAGCAGAAGTTGCTAATTCATTAGCAACGTTACCACCAGATACAGTTGGGTGATCAGTAGCACAAAGCTCTTTACCATCTCCACCTTTGAAAGAGGAGTTGAAAGCATTGTTTAATACGTTTGCTGCTTTTACCTGTTTAGTATTAGCCATTGAACGTGCTAATGCTTTTGTGTATCTAGCTGAGATTCTGTCATACAAATTATCTTCAATTGCTTCTTCAGTAATTGAGAAAGCAAGAGCGATTGTTTCGTGAGTATAGCGTGAAGTATATGACTCTTGTGCATCGTCAAATCCTACCGCTGTACCTTCTTGTTTTACTGCTGCGTTAGCAAAACCTGAAAGCATTACTTCTTCTTCAAAAGCTCTGTCTGAAGTTTCTTTTGTAAAGATCTCTTCATGTTGGTTTTCGTAGTTCTTGTACTCCAAGCCGAATAAAGCATTCAAACCTGGCTCTAGCTCTTTAGCTAATTGTTGTCTTGATATGGCCATGTTCTATACTCCTGTAGTTGCTGGTGTACCAACAGCTATTCCTAAGCTATCTGCATTAAAGTGTGTTGTAAATCTAACAATACATGGGATTCCTGCAGCTGAGAAATCTGCGTTAGCTGCATCGTCTGCCCAACCCATAAATCTTAGCATTAATCCTGCTGTAGTTGCTAATGTGCTTACAGCTAGAGCACCTGAAGATTTACCTGTTACAGTAGATCCACTAGTACCACTAGATAAGTCAGCGTTTAAAAATACACCTGCTCTTGCAGTAGCTTCGTTTGTTAATGATGCATCTGAAGCGATCAAAAATAATTGATTTGGATCGTCAGCTACAAATGCTTTAATTGGGTGATCTGAATCAGCCCCTGATCCCGGCCAGTAATTTGAAAAAACCGGTTTACCAGTTGAAGATGAAACATACTCACAACCCATAAAAACTCCAAGAGGAGCTACAGTACCACCGTCTGCTGCACCTATCAAACTGATAAAACCAGTTGATAAAGGTATAACAACAGAACCGTTGTAAATAGCTGTGCTATTATCGTTCTTTATTTCGTAGTGAGAATATCCACCAACACCTGTACTATTAGAATTACTACCATTTTTCATATATGGTTTTAATCCGAATGCACTATTTGCGTTTGCCATAGTTATTGTCTCCTATTTATTAATGTCAAGTGGATAAGTAATTGTTAAAAAATTAACTTTTCTTAGTACCACCAAAAGTTACACGACTCTGTCTATCTTGATTGATAGGCATCGCATTGTGTTGTTCCTTCATGAGATCGTTTTCAATTGCATCGTTTCTGTCTTGTGTCTGCTGTTTAAAGTAGTCTTCACGAGACTTTGCAACCTCTTCAGGTATCCTAGCCAACAATAGGCCACCAACCCCAATTACCCCGGAGTTCTTTCCGTCTTTGATACTAGGAAATTCAGAGTTAGGATATTCATCCGCTCTTACTAGTTCCCAACCAGATCTAAGTTTACCCATGACATTTTTAGTATCATCGAAACCCATAGATTCTGCTCTTATCCAACGGTGCCTGTATCCATCAGGCGCAGGGGGTGCATCTAGAGATGATGGAGGAGTCCAAACTTTAGGTCTTTCTTGTTTGACCCTAGTTTCGCTCACACGAGAAGTTTTCATTTTATTATTTTCATTTTTATTTTCCATATGCTTAAGCCTCCTTCGTGATTAAATGTTTCGCATATTCTTCGAGTGGCACACCTAATTTTTTAGCAATTGCTACCTGTGAAGGTGTGAGTCTCACAGTTTTTTTGCGTCCTGTTTGAGCTGGACGATTAGCTGAAGCGACCGTTTGAGTTACTTTTTCGGTCGGTTTGTTATCGACATTATCAAATTTATGTGGGAATTCAAGTCTAATTCTTTTATCCACTTCTTGATAGTACTCATCACTTGTAGGGTCGTAACCTTCTTCTTCAGTTAACTTTTTATGTATATCAAATGCTGTATAAGTCATAGCATTATCTTTACCAAACCAACTATTCTTTGAAGACCATGCTTCTGCTTTAGGATCCATTTCTTGAGCAGCTTCTTTTATTGCTGTTGGATTTGCATAACCTGGTTGTTGAA